CCCCATGCCGTCGCCGAAGCTCGCCCGCCTCCAGGACGAAGCCGCCAAGGTCGCCGCCGAGATCACGAGCCTCCGGGCCCTCGAGCCGGCCGACGACGCCGAGCGGACCCGGATCGAGGAGCGGCTCGCCGCCCTCGGCCAGCAGGCCGACAACATCGGCAAGGAATCCGCCGCGGAGCGGGCCCTCGACGACCGGCTCGCCAGCCTCCGGGCCGTGACGGGCACCGCGCCCAGCTCGCCGAAGCCCGAGACGGCCGACGAGGTCGAGAGCAAGACCCCCGACGTTCGCTCGGGCGTGAAGCTCTTCAGCTCGCGGAAGGCGGCCCAGGCCGTCGGCGAGTACCTCAAGGCCGTCGGCACCGGCGAAGCCCGGGCCATGGGCGAGACCTCGCCGACCTACAACGGCATCGGTGCCGAGTACGTCTACACCGAGTTGTACAACGCGATCGTCAACCGGCTCCAGTACGCTTCGGTGGCGCTGCAGCTCGCGACGGTCGTCCGGCCCCGCGGCCAGAAGATCGATTTTCCGAAGGTCGGCGACGCCACGGCGGCGATCGTGGCCGAGGGCACGGCGACGACCGACCAGGACTTCGTGTCCTCGGTCGCGAGCCTGACGATGCACGAGATCCGGGCCTCCGTCGCGATCAGCCGCTCGCTGATCGAGGACAGCCCGCTCGACATCGCGGGCCTCGTCGCCGAGCGGTTCTCGCTCGCCTACGCCCAGCGGTTCGACGCCCTCTGGCTCGCGGGCCAGGCCTCGAACCCGACCGTGACCGGCCTCGCCGGTGCGGTCGTGGCCGGGAACACCATCACCGTCGCGGCGAACGCCTCGACGACCCTCGCGAACCTCGCCGACGTGGTCGGCAAGGTCGACGAGGCCGTGATGGGGACCAGCTCGTGGGTCTGCTCGCGTGCCGGCTGGGTCGACCTCATGAAGATCTGGAGCGCCCAGCAGACGACCCTCACGGTCGGCGGCGGCCGGGTGGTCCCGACGATCTTCGGGGCTCCGGTCTACCTCGTGAAGGGTCTGCCGGCGACCACGCTGGCCCTCTACGGTGATTTCAGCATGACGACTGCGGTCGGCCTGAAGGACACCGGCCTCGAGATCGAGGCGGGCCGCGAGGTCCTGATGCGGAACCGCCAGGTCCTCTACGTCGCGAACACCCGGTTCGGCGTGACCAACCACGCCCCCGAGTTCGCGGCCCGGCTCGCCAAGGCCTGAACCTGACGCGGCCTGATCCATGGGGGCCGGGGCTGGCAGGGATGCCGGCCCCGGCCTTCTCTCTATCCGGAGTGCCCCATGTCGAAGCCCGACACGATCCGCGTCCTCCAGTGGCCCTCCGTCGAGCCGGTCTCGCTGACCGACGCGAAGGCACAGTGCGGCATGCTCGCGGACGTGACGGAGTTCGACCGGTTCCTTCTCGACAAGATCGCCGCGGCCCGCCGGCTGGTCGAAAGCCGGCTCTCCGTGACGCTCGTCGCGACCCAGTACCGCGCGACCTGGCAGGCCGGCGGTAGCGTGCTGCACCTCCCGGCCCCGCCCGTGCTGATCTCGGCGGCCCACCCGATCACGGTGACGGTCGCCGGCGTCGCCCTGGCGGCCGCCGACTACGAGGTCGACCAGGACGCGTTCCCCGCCACGCTGACGCTCGACACGGCCACGAACGAGAAGGTCGTCGTCACCTACTGGGCCGGGGCGGCCGCGGGCTCGCAGATCGAGCCCATGATCCGCTCGGCGATCCTGGCGTTCGTGAACCACCAGTTCGAGAACCGCGGCGTCCTGAACACCGAAGGCGGCGGCGAGCTGCCCCACGCGTTCGAGACCCTGCTCGCGGCCTCCTCGTGGAACGGGGGCTGGTGATGCGACCGGCCGGCGGCTATCGCGAGGTCTTCGTCCTGGAGCGGCCCGTCCGCTCGCGGAACGTGGCCGGCGGCACGGTCGAGACCTGGGAGACCGTCGCGAAGATCCTCGGCTCCTACGAGGCCACGACCTACTCCGAACAGGCCCGCCGCGGCCAGGTCGGCGGCGGCATCACGGCGACGGTCTACACGCGGTACAGGGACGATGTCGCCGGCGACATGCGGCTCCGGTGGCCGAGCCGCGGCGACCGGCTCCTGTACATCTCCGCGGTCGTCGAGGCCCCGGGCGGCGACGACCTCGAGCTGACGGTCGAGGAGCAGCGGACATGATGGTCCTCGGCTGGAATAACGTCTCGGGCGAGATCGGGGCGCTGATGAAGCGATACAACGAGCTCCCCCGGCACATCGCGAAGAAACACCTCCAGGCCGCGATGAAGCGAGCCGGGAAGACCGCGGTCCCGATCCTGAAGCGGAACACGCCGAAGGGCGGCACGCGGACCGTGAAGTCCACGATCGTTCGCGGCGAGCAAAAGCTGAACTACAAGCGGCGGGGCGGCGCGCTGCGGCGGGCCGCGACGTTCGTCGCCCGTTACAAGGGCCGGAACAAGGACGGGGCCGTCTTCGGGATTCTGGGCTACAAGTACGGATTCGAGTCGCGGAAAGCCATCTGGCTGGAGTTCGGCACGACCCGCGGGATCGAGCCGCGAAAGATCGTCGAGAAGACCTACACCGCCACGAAGGGAATCGTCGGGGCGAACCTTCAGGCAGAGATGGCGAAGGCCTTGGAGAAGGCCGCGGCCGAGATCGCCTCGGGAGCAAACCCGGGCATGTCGAAGCGCGGCATAGCCGCCGGCATCACCCCACGATAGGAACACCATGCCGACGCCCCATGTATGGCTGAAGGAGTCGATCGAGGCCGCCACGTCCTGCACGGCGTGGCCGGTCGGGATGACCGGCACCCAGGCCCCGCCCTTCGTGATCTACGCCCGCGAGGGCACGACCCGCGAGCTGACGCTCGACGACGCCCTCGACGACGAGCCGCTCCCGGCCCTGGTGCCCCCGACGGCCCGGTTCCTCGTGGCGGTCTACGCCGACGACTACGTCTCGGCCTGGGCCCTGGCGAGCCTGATCACGGCGGCGATCGACCGGTTCCGCGGCACGGACCACGGGACGATGGTCGATCACTGCCTGGTCCTCGACGAGCGGGACGGCCAGCCCGACTACCTCGAGGGCCGCGAGACCCCGACCTACACGGTCGAGCTCTCGGTCGAGGTTCGCTGGCACGAGTGAGATTCGGCACCCGACCCCGCCCATAAAATCGACCGCACCCGAGCACAGGAGGCTCCGCGATGCCCGACCCGACGTTCGCAACTTCGCACGGCACGACGTTCACCTTCAAGACGAACTCGTACAAGTGCATCGACATCAGCCGCGAGCAGTCGGCCCCGTCCCGGGAGCGGGTCGACATGACCACGCTCGACGTGGCCCACGGCGGGACGGCCGTGATGGTCCTCGCTCCGATCAAGCCGGCCCGAGATCCGAAGAAGTTCACGATCACCTACCGGACCATGTCGGACTCCGTCGAGATCGTCGAGGGCGACGAGGGCGCGCTCGCCACCACCGGCGGCAGCGGAAACTACCGCGTGACGAGTGCCAGCGTGTCCCGGAAGACCGCGGCCTACGTCGAGGGCTCGGCCACGTTCGAGGAGCTGATCGCCGCCGAGGTGACCGCAGCGGGCCTGACGATCACCTGACGAGGGGTGACGCATGCCCGGGATAGTTTCGTCGCATGGCACGTCGGGATACCCGACCGCGGTCGTGTTCGGCAACGTCGGCATCGGCTACCTGACGGACTTCGATGTCGACGCCCAGGCGGGCCAGGTCTTCGAGAAGACCAACGTCTCGAGCCCCGTGATCGGCACCGGGGCCGATGCCCGCGTTCTGAAACAGTACGACTGCACGTCGATCGAACCGCCGACGATCTCGCTCCGCTTCTGGGGCCCGCCTTCGTTCTCGATGTTTGACTGCGGGAAGAAGGCCTTGATTGAGTTCGACGCGCCCGGAGACTACATCTCGGGCGAGGCGATCCTCGTCTCCTGGAAACACGCCGGCCGAGCCGGGCAGTGGTCCACCGGCGAGGCCGTGTTCCGTCTGACAGGAGTCCTGGAGTGACGCTTACCTTCGACGAACTGCTCGACCTGGCGGCCCGCGACGGGAAGCCGATGGAGATCGAGATCCGGTCTCTCGGGAAAAAGGTATTCATCCGGAACCCGTCGTCGGCGGATGTCGACGAGTGGCGGCTCTACGCGAACCGCAACCAGGGCACCGGGAAGCCGATGGCGGCGAAGGTCGTGCAGATCATGCTGTGCGACCAGTTCGGCGAGC